TTTGTTAAAGCTTAATGAAAATGATTATAGCAATTTCCTCAATAAATCAATTGAAACGATTGATTCATATGGTGTAGGCATTGCTTTGTTAGATGTTTCTAGACGCATGAACCATCATATAGAAGTGTTGAATATAGAACTTAACATGAACGCATACGACTTGCCTGAAAAATTAAATGAATTGGCGTATAATATGATCAATCCCAATTTATTTATGCGATATACTTCTTCGCAAGCATGTGAAAAATATGAAGAAATTCTGAGAAATTCTGGTGTTATCGACGAAATACAGACTATCGTTGATACTTCTGTATCTAAGGTTCTCAAGGATACTATTTCCGAATTTTCTCTTTCAAGTAAAAAAATATCCAGTATTCAAAAAATAAATAGCTCTACCAAGTTCTTCACTCCTCTTCAATCTTTGAAACCATCTGACATGTTGACTCCTATTTTGAAGGATTGTGGCCCTACAAAAGAATACAACCGTATTACAAAAAGGTGTGTAAAAAAATGTAAACCAGGTCTTGTTAGAGATACGAATTTTAACTGCAAGAAAGATAGCAATGAACCTTGTCCTGAAGGAAAAGAACGTAACCCAAAAACCAGGCGATGTGTAAAGAAATGTAAATCTGGTTATAAACGCAATGCCACATTTAAATGTGTTAAAGATAAAAAGGGATAAATATAAATCATTACTTGTGTTAGCATAAATAATGATTGACTACAAACTACCTGATTGTACGTTAACTACTTGTTGTTTATATATTGAATCTAAACGCAGCGTGCACGAATTAATTACATTATCATACTCTTTGCTGAGACTGCCGATATACTTGGTTATTTACTGTGATAAATATACATTTCCTCTTTTATTTGAATATAGACAACAACATGGCTTGACAGAAATAACTATATTCAAACAAATTTCCCTAGAAGACATGTGGAGTTATCAATTCAAACGCCGGGTTCTCGACAATAGAGAAAAATATTTCCCTACAAAAGATGAACGAACAAATGAAATCACACACCTAATCACAATTAACAAATTTGATTTTGTCTTACAAACAATTCATGAAAATTATTTTCATACCAGCAAATTTGGGTGGATTGATTGTTTGTTAGGTTCAGATAAAATGCGTATATGTAAAAACTACAATGACAACTTGCTACCTTATATTCTTGGAAATATAGATGAATACTTCAGAATTATGGTACTTAATGTTAATGATAAAAAATTCCTATTGAGAGAACATAAAAAGGAATTTTACGAAAAATATAGATGGGTTGTAGCAGGCGGACTTTTTACATGTGGTGTCACTGTTGGTATACCTATATTAGAACGTCTCAAACAAAACGCAACAGATACAATTGAGTTAGGTTACGGCCATGGAGAAGAAATGCTTTTCTTAGAAATTCTAGAAGAATATAAGGATAGCATAAAGAAATCTTACGGAGATTACAATATTATTTTAAACAATTTTCTATCACCTACCGAGAACCTAGAAAATATTTATTATGACATTATACAAAACTATCTATATATGGGGCATTTTGAAGATGGTTACCAATGCATAAATGTTTTATTGACAGAGATACATCAACATAAAGCATATGTTAAACCGATTATACACGTTCAGTTATTAATCGATCACTTTATAGCAACATATTACATTGATCGAGAACATTCACGTTGTTACGCAGCAATAAACCAAGTATTTTATATTTGTCAAAACAATCCTTTGTTAAAGAAAGAACTAAAGGAACACCTATACCGACTTGACGAATACCTCATGTTCCTTAACATACAAGTGCCTAATTCATTGAAATAAATGATTTACAATTATTATTTATTTCATACATTTAAAAAGCAGCACCGAACGAACCACCCAAAAGGCTGTTTGCTGCGGATGGACCAGCCATCATACCCATGTCATACATATTCTCTTGAACGGGTCCTTGACTAGGCATCATATGATCGTAATTGTTGCCACCTTGTGCTCCAGAGGCAGGGGCAGGAGGGAACGAACCATTTTGCATGTTAGAATTATCCAAATTATCAGCCTGGCTTGGGGCATGTCTATCAACCTTCTTTACACGCACTTGGTCCTTGGGGTTCTCCATTGGTTCTGCGGGTCCATTAATCAGTTCGATAAGACGATCCACTAAAATATTCACTTTTAGTCCCAGCTTAGTCTGAATACTCAGAACAATCACCATAAAAGCTATCACAACATTAGTAATTGTCAAGTTCTCATATTTGAATCCACTATAGGTAGGAAAGTAAGTAATCATACGATGAATAAGTATAACACCCACAAACATCACTCCTACTTGAATCAACACTTCTACTAAAAGTTCCCAGGAGGCTTTCTCTGCGTCAGCCTCAGGAATAAAGCGATGAATCATTTTATTAAGTCCTACTACTGGTGCGATTGCCATGGAAGCATATTGAATAACATTCATTATTTCAGCCTGGCTTTCATCGGTAGTTGAAAACACATGATTAAAGAAAGTTTTATTAGGGGTCTCACTTATTTCGTTTAATGCGTCCATATTCAGTATATACAAAACATACAGAAAATATATAAAAATAATATAATATAATAGTTATATGTCTCATCCAGAAGAACAGTACCTTAACCTAATACGCGATATATTAGAAAACGGCCATCTTCATGAAGGACGTAATGGGAATACTTTGTCGTTGTTTGGCAATTCTATGCGTTTTTCCCTAAAAGATGGAACGTTGCCTCTTCTCACTACAAAAAAAGTTGCTTGGAAAACTTGTTTCAAAGAACTTATTTGGTTTATACAAGGAAAAACTGACAATACAACTCTACAAGAGCAAAATGTAAAAATATGGAATGGGAACTCAACTAGAGAATTCCTCGATAGCCGAGGCCTAGTAAATAATGAGGTAAATGATCTTGGTCCAGTATACGGACATCAATGGAGACATTTCAATGCTGAATACAAGGATTGTCATACTGATTACACTGGCAAGGGAGTAGATCAGTTACAATATATTATTGACAATCTAAAATCAGAAGAAGGTCGAAAATCAAGACGTCTTATCATGAGCGCATGGAATCCCCTTCAATTAGATGAAATGGCGTTACCTCCGTGTCATGTACTAGCACAATTTAATGTAAGAAGCGATGGCGACAAGCATTATTTATCATGTGCGCTATATCAACGCAGTTGCGATGTAGGTTTGGGGGTCCCATTCAATATAGCGTCATATTCATTTCTTACGCACCTTATCGCTAGACATTGTGACATGATTCCAGAAGATTTTGTATACTTCATGGGAAACACTCATATTTACTGTGATCATGTAGATGCATTGAAACAGCAAATCACGCGCGACCCACTACCTTTCCCAAAAATTACAATAACCGCTCAGAAAAATTTGGAAGAGTACACCATTGACGACATAGAATGGGATTCCAAATACAATAGCCACGACACTATAAAAATGGCAATGTCCGCATAAATATATCATATGTAGTATATATTATGGAAGACAAACCCCGTGCAGTAGTAAACTCATTTTATATAACATATGTTTTCTTAATGACAACCGCAACTATTACATTTATAGAGGCAATGAGGACAGACGATCTAAAAATACGAAATATTTTGAATTTAGAAACATGTATATCAGTAGTAGCTGCGTTTTTTTATGCGAATTTCGTTAAGAAAGTCGAGAACGATGATATAATCGACTACAAAAAAATAAATGAAACCCGCTATACCGATTGGTCGATTACAACACCAATTATGTTACTTGTATTGATATTAGCATTTTTATACAATACTAAACAAGGTTCATTACCTATAAGCAAGTATGCTATTGTACTCATATTAAATTTTGGCATGCTTGGAATGGGTTATTTAGGTGAAATCAATATTATGAATAAAGTATTTGCTAACATTCTTGGTTTTGGGTTTTTTGCCGGGTTGTTCGGTTATTTATATAACTCATTTTTAAAGAATAAATATAATTTCGACAATGCTTTGTTATACACATCTTTCTTCATTTTATGGTCGTTATATGGTGTAGCATACTTTATGGATGAGATTAATAAAAACATTTTTTATAACATATTAGATCTATTCTCAAAGTGTTTCGTAGGCATTTTCTTTTGGGCGTATTTCACAAAAACATTTTCATTGAAATAAACAATTCGTTAAAAAAATATTAAAAAAGTAGTTTTAATATTTATATTATGAGTGCTTCCAACGCAGCTGCTATTAGAAGACGTGCCGCAAACGCATCTCAAGAAGAACGTGTATCACAGTCAATTACAACTTCACAACCTGTTGAATCCACAAAGCGACCTAAGAGCATTGCTGAAATGGTAGTTATATTAAACAAGCGTGTCAATGATCTAGAAAAAAACTCCGATCTATCCGGAAATAACATTCCACAGGAGTTGTTAGGTGTAATTCAAGAATATAATATGCGTTTTGACATTATTGCTGAAGAGATTTCTGTTTTGAAAGATACGGTTATAAAATTACAGACATATACTATGGATGTTAATAAAATGTTATTGAATGAACGAATTCAGATTCTATCTGATGTTAGCATGAGTAAACCAGAAACAATTGAAGTGTCGACTGAAACTCAACAATACACACCTACTTCCACTAGCATTCTTAGTGAAATATCATTAGATACAAGCAATACGTCTATCGTTCAAACCCTCGATTCCGATAGTAAATAAATACATTCATCGTAAAATAATATGAAAATTGGCAAGTTATTTTCTATAAAAATACTTTATAGAAAATGACTGAAAAACGTAGTATTGAAAATGAAATTAAACAAATTCAAAACACTTATTACAACGAAAATAATAAGAATATGTTTATAAAAACAAAACAAAAATTTTCATGTGCGGAAAATGTCACTGACAATATAGGCCTAGACAATTTGATTGAAAAAACCATTTATTATAATAGCGAGGGGACACTGTGTTTCGATTATACCATATTCAAAACATACGCCCACCCAAATATGTATATTTATTTTAGCGAACACGTATATAATATGGTACAATATGGAATAGAACAATTCAAAACGATATGCATTGAAGTAAACGTCAGCTCTCTTACAATAACCGCGATTGAAAGATACAAAGATCTTATTATTTACTTGTCACAAAAACTTCCAATAACTACTATCGATTATGTGGAAAAAATTACATTTACACATTCATCAAATATTACCAAAAATATTATACAGTTAATAAACTTGCTATTTACAAAAGAGATGGCTACTAAAATTAAGGAGAGAGTTATTGTAAATTAACAAGTTTGCCAAAAAGATATAAATGTTTTTTACTATGAAGAGTATAATGACCAATATAACTATCAAAAATCTAAGTCAGGCAGATTGTTTTGTATCTATTTTCCAGCATGTAAAACTATTTACAGAACATATCAATATTATATTTTCAAATGATAAAATGTTTATCCAGTCAATGGATCCTTCTAGAGTATCTATATTTGAAATATATATACCAAACACATGGTTTGATGATTATTCTATTAACGGAGAAAATACGACCATTGGCATAAGTTCATCTATGCTTTATAAAGTACTCAATACTAAAGATAAAAGACAGGAAATATCTATCATTTACGACGAAGACAACTCAGAAAAATTGTTGATACAATTCACATGTGAAGACAAAGATGTATATGATAAATTTTTTGAAATACCCCTTATGGACATTGAAAGTGAATTAATGAACGTTCCAGAAATGAATAGTACCGCATCTTTTTCTCTCCCCTCTCTTAACTTCGCGGATCTTATCAAAAATCTCAAAATTTTCGGGGATTCTCTAGAGATTAACTGCGACGAGAATGAAATTAAACTACTTTCTAAAAGCAACGAGTCTGGAAAAATGAAAGTTAATATAAATTTTGATGACCTACTTGAATATGAAATTGAAGAAGACGCTACTATTTCGTCTTCATACAGCCTGAATATACTACATAATGTATGTTTGTATAATAAAATTTCTAACAATATTGGCATTCATATGACTGAAAATTACCCTTTGAAATTAGTTTATAGTTTAGACGAAGATGCTGATAACGCAAAACTGGTATTTTATATTGCTCCCAAAATAGATGAATAGTTATTTTGGCGAAAAACTACTTAACATAATATATTATTTATTATATTATGTCGACTATAATTAACATTGTTATATTTATCATTGTATTATTATGCTACACACACGTTATAGACCAAAATAAAAAAAGCGAAGATTTAGAAATATACGAAATGGACTATAATGGCAATCCGGAATTACAAGAAATATGTAATCTCAAGCAGCCCATTACATTTATATATAATGTGACTGACGATAAATTAATTTCGTCATTTACAAATAATCAGTTTTTCAAAGATATTTCCGAATTAAAAGTAAAAAATAACAATGATTATTGGGAAAACAATGACAGCGTTGATTACATCATTCTTCCATCTGAAACCGCAGCATCTTTATTTAATACTGATAAAAAATCCCAATATTTTTCAGAAAATAATCATAATCTTATAAGCGAATCTACAAACCTATCGCTATTTGAAGAACACAACGAATATCTACAACCTACAATGACTACGCATACAAAATATGACATTATGTTTGGTTCAAATAATGCTATTACGCCAATGAAATACCATACAGATTATAGACATTTCGTCTATTGTACCAAAGGCAATATAAAAGTCAAACTTACACCTTGGAAAAGTAAGAAGTTTTTATATCCGGTACATGATTATGAGGGATATGAGTTCAGATCAAAAGTAAATGTCTGGGACCATCAACCTGAATATTACGACGATTACCATAAAACAAAATTTTTAGAATTTGATCTACCTAAGGGGACTGTATTGTATATCCCTCCTTTTTGGTGGTATTCATTTAAATTTATGGAGGACGCATGTATTTGTAACTTTACATATAATTCCATTGCGAATAGTATATATAATTTACCAAACTGGACATTGTATTTCATTCAGCAATCTAACATTCGTAAGCAAGTAACAAAAACCCATAATATTGACAATTTAGAAGAATCTATCGAAATAACCCGTGAAAAAAATGATTTATAAATGTCTTGACATAATATAGTATTATGTCCGAAAAAGAAGAATTTATGCCATCATTTTATGCTAGCATTTCATCACCTACAAAAATAAATAATACATCTTCCTCTACTAATACATCTTCCTCTGCTAATACATCTTCCTCTGCTAATACATCTTCATCTAATATACAGAATATAGAAAGAAATTTCACTACAAAATAATATTCTTGTATTCAATAAAAGCTTGGTAGGTCATTGATCCTGACATTTTTTTCATGAATTCAATTGTATAACAATCACGATACTTTTTTTGCCACAGGAGTACTTCAAATAAACTGTTTTTATATAATTGTCTTTTCATATATTTACTATGGTCCAATAAATACCATTGTACCGACCTTATTTTTCGATTCATGGCAATTCCTACATCATAATACACTTGATACAGTCTATTATAATGTTCTATTTCTTTTACACAATCATCATATGTCTCTTTAAAATAACTTTGTTTTGATTTTAATTCCATCATTGCTTGTTTATGGGTCTTCTTTATACATTTATTGTCGTCAAATGTGTAAATATAATTGATAATGTCTGCTGGCAACTGGAACATATTTTAACGCTATAATTTTAATTACATTGTTTTGTTATAACAGTTTGATTCAATTTTACTTATCGACAATAACTTCTTTCAATACATTCTTTATTATTTTTTGTTTGTTTTTCTCTCGATCTGAACCCATTCCTCCTAATGAATTTGTCATTATTTGAACGAATTCTTTGTCTTCCTTCGAGTCCATTACTTCGTGACCCGGATTCTCCTCTTTCCAATTATCCAAGTTATTCAAGTTCTTGTTCGCAACACATTCAATTGCTATTTTGATTTTCTGTTTATCTTCTGTTTCTTTCGACCATTCATCACTGTTTTTGATGTATAATGTTTCTCTTTTCAGGTCAGTACAATGCATAGGACGATTGTATGTATCCATTTCTCTTAATTTATCTGTAAAAATCTTAGTAATCCCATCAATATAACCAAGTTCTCCTGTTTTCTTCAAATCTTCTACTGTAAGGACCATATTATTCACAAAATCTGCTATATTCATAGCATCTTTACATTGTTCGTTTAAAAAGAAATTTAAATTGAACTTATTATTGCTGTTAGTTGTTGTATTATGACTATTCACGGTTTTTCCTTCTTTTACAACCTCTAATAACTGCGTCTGCAACTTTTGGTTTTCTTCTTGTTGTTTTTGATTTTCTTGTTGCTGTTCGATTAATAACTGTTTAAATTCCTGATTTTGCTTCAATAACGTCATTACTAATTCAGGGGTTATCATGTTTGATACATCAGATAAATTGGCGTTTTCATCTTCTTGTAACTTATTATTGGAGTTTCCTATACATTTCTTAGCATGTTTCCAAAGTCCCGAATCAGATTTGAACGTTTTATTGCAATTATTACATATGCGATTTTCTGTTTTCCTTTCGTTTCCAGTCATTTCCATAATATGTTTACGTGTTAAAATATGTTTATTATAATCATATTTATTGCTGGTAACATAGTTACAATTGACACATTCATATATTTTTGCGATTTTTTGCGATTTTTTCTTTTCCATTTTCTTATTATAAGGAAATAAAAAACCGCCTAAATAAATCCGTATTAAAAAAAATTATGGTAACGCACAAATATTTATATTTTCATTTTCACAGCATTTATTAGTGAAAATGAAATTTCACGTTTTCTCGAAAAAAAAACTTTTCTAATATTCTCATTTTGGACATTTTTATAAATGTCCAATTCTCAAATTTTCATCGACTTTTTTTTTCAAATAATCTCTCATATTTACCTATCGACAATAACTTCTTTTAATACATTCTTTATTATTTTTTGTTTGTTCTTTTCACGGTCTGAACCCATGCCACCTAGTGAGTTCGTCATTATTTGAACGAACTCTTTGTCTTCATTCGAGTCCATCACTTCATGATTTGGATTCTCTTCTTTCCAATTATTCAGGTTATTCAAATTCTTATTTGCCACACATTCAATAGCTGTTTTGATTTTCTGTTTATCTTCTGTTTCTTTCGACCACTCATTGTTGTTCTTTATATAAAGGGTTTCACGTTTCAAATCAGTACAATGCATCGGTCGATTGTATGTATCTAGTTCTCTTAATTTGTCTGTAAATATCTTAGTAATTCCATCTATATAACCTAATTTTCCTGTATTTTTTAGATCTTCAACTGATAGAATCATATTATCAATAAACTCGGAAATATTCATGGCATTTTTACATTGTTCGTTCAAGAAAACATTCAAGTTGAACTTATTATTGTTAGTGGTATTATTACAATTATTATTGACAGTTTTGCTCTCTTTTACTGCCTCTAGTAGTTTGTTCTGAAGGAGTTGATTTTCTTTTTGTTGTTCTAATATTATTTCCTTGAATTCTTGATTTTGCGTTAACAAATTTAGTACTGTTTCTGTATTGATGCTATTTATATTATTATTATTTGTATCTGAATTAGGAAGGTCATTATTATATATTTTACATGATTTCTTATGACGATGAATGCTTTGTAAATGCTTATATTCTTTGCCACATACACACTTATATACGTTTGGGGTTTTTTTCTCATCATTTATCAGCATTTTGTGTTTGCGTGTGGAAATATGTTTATTATAATCTTTTTTATTGCTTGTATTAAAAGCACATAAATTACAGGAATATATCGTAGGGGTTTTATTGGGATTTTTTATCATCTATTTTCGTTATTATATGCTGATACAAAAAACCCCTAAATTGAACTAACCCAAATTTGGATTTTTATTTTATGGTAACAAAAATTTTTCTATTTTTTATTTTTCAAAGCATTTATTAGTGAAAGTGAAAAAACTCATTTTTCAAAAAAAAAACCTTTTCAATATTTTCATTTTGGACATTTTTAAAAATGTCCAATTCTCAAAATTTCACCGACTTTTTTTTTCAGAAAATCTCACTTTTCAACAATGACTTCTTTCATTACATTTTTTATTATTCTTTGCTTGTTTTTCTCTCGATCTACGCCCATCCCACCGAGTGAATTCGTCATTATTTGAACGAACTCTTTGTCTTCATTCGAATCCATGACTTCATGATTTGGGTTCTCCTCCTTCCAATTATTCAAATTATTCAAATTCTTATTTGCCACACATTCAATGGCTGTTTTCATGCTACGTTTGTCTTCAGTTTCTTTCGCCCATTCATTATTATTTTTTATATAAAGCGTTTCTCGTTTCAAGTCGGTACAATGCATCGGACGATTATGTGTGTCTAATTCCCGTAGTTTGTCTGCGAATATCTTGGTTATTCCATCTATATACCCCAATTTGCCTGTATTCTTCAAATCATCTACTGACAAAATCATATTATTAATAAAATCAGATATATTCATAGCATCTTTACATTGTTCGTTCAAGAAAAAGTTGAGATTGAATTTGTTATTATTCGTTGTATTATTACAATTAGTATTGAATGTTTTGCCTTCTTTCACAGCTTCTAATAATTTATTCTGTAATGCTTTATTTTCTTCTTGTTGTTCCACTAATAATAATTTGAATTCTTGATTTTGCTTTAATAATTCTACTATTACATCAGGATCATGTGTAACTTCTATAGATGGTTCTCGTTCAGGAACAACATCCGTATTTGAAACACCTAGACATATTTTTTTGTGTCTCCAAAGTCCCGAACGATCTTTATATTCTCTGCAACATAGGTCACAGGAATATTTGGTTGACAAAACGTTGATATTCGTTGCTCGCAAGTGCTTACGAGTAGTCAAATGCTTATTATAATCACTTTGTTTACTACATGTATAGTCACAACTTTGACAGTAGAAATCTTGGCGACTTTTGGCGACTTTTTTCATTGTTTCTCGCTATTATATAGCAACAGAAAAATCGCCTAAATCATTTTCTAAAAAAATATTTATCATCTCATACAAAATTTTTGATTATTGTTTTTACAGCATTTATTAGTGAAACCTAAAATTCGAGAATTCCTGGAAAAAAAACTTTTCTAATATTTTCATTTTGGACATTTTTAAAAATGTCCAATTCTCAAAATTTTACTGACTTTTTTTTTCAAAAAACGAATAGTTTTAGATGAGACTGAAATTATGAAATAATATTATCTTATATAATATTATAATGTGGAAAGGTGTGCTTTTTTCAAGCATAATATTATTATTACTAGACAGTGTATATTTAACAGTTATTGGAAAAGCATATTCCCAACAAATTTTCAATATTCAAAAGTTGCCTATGAAGATAAATCGAATCGGTGTATTCTGGAGTTATTTGTTTATTGTATTAGGACTTAACTATTTCATTATAATAAAAAACAAGTCAGTTTTAGATGCCGGCATTTTAGGTATGGTTATTTATGGAGTATATGACGCTACATCCTACGCTGTTCTCAAAGACTGGGATAAATGGCTAGCTGTAATAGACACAATATGGGGTGGCGTATTATTTGCGTCAACTACCGCAATTACAAAATATTGGCTACATTTGACAAAATAATTATTTAGTAGCGGCTTTCTTTCTTCTTGTTTTTGGTATTCTGTATTGAAATTCATTACAAAATGCTGTTAAATCTGATTGTTCGACACCATCTTTTCCCCCTAAGTTTAATTGTATCTGTTTACTTTGTTCGTCTGGTTCATAACCCCATAGATTATAAAATTCTTCTAGTGAATCATCGTCTTCAAAAGTAACACTATTTTCTTCTTCGTTGATTATGCCATTGTGATGGGTTATGCGTTGATGCCAGATTGGTGAAACCGATGCGAAATATAACCATTTTCCAGAAATAATATCTGTTGCGTTTTGAGGACAATAAATTTTTAATAAATCTATGTATCGTTTTTCTGGTGAGTACGTCTGTTTCATTTTCAATACCTTATAGGATAATATAGAATGATCGTCAAATGTAAGCAACGGTTTCAATAATTCGTCTGTCATTTCAAAGTCCTTTTTATTTTGAATAGAATTCTGTTCTTCTTTTTTACAATTAACTCCAAAGAATTGTTTCACAAATGGGGTTAGATTGTACTCGTTAATACATAAAATCGATATACAATTACCAAAAGGCAAATGTAGTGTGTTATCTTTTAACCAAATATTTTTTTCGTGTTGTATCATTTTTTTCAAAGTGACAGGTTTCTTTTTATACAACTCATCAATCATTTCAATGAAGTAATCAAATGTTTCTTCTTGAAACCCTGAGAAATATAATTCATAGCCCCAAAATAAGGATTGATTGAAATCTTTTTTTAGGATGGATAGAAACAAACTTTGTTTCACTTCCATATAAGAGTATAGGTATCTAGTTAAAATATAATTTTCCATCTTTGTTTAAATATTATATTTTATTTAAAATTATGTCAATTTTACATACTTGAATATAGACGTATATAAAAAATGTCTATGTAACGTATAGAACATGGTTGCAAGCAAAGAATTGTATAAAGAAAAACAAGAAGAAGTCATCAATGAATTTGTCAGCATACTCAATTTGGAAAACAAACACAAATATTCTCTATATGAATTAGAAAATAGCGGTGAAATACAAAAGCAAATAATAGAACTATTGCCAAAAATAAACAAATGGTTTTCATTGACTGTGCTTATATCCTCTGGAAAACGGCAACATGTAAGGTTGCCTTGGAATATTATTATAAACAAAGTATTAAATACGAGATATACAATAGAAAGCAATGTCGAAAAGTTGAATATAAATAATAAATGGATAATATCTGATGTCTATGCGTTTGAAAAGAAAACGGAATAAAGTAATTCGAATACAAAAAAATTATTTCTTTGAATATATTTCTTCGTACAAATCACGATATTTCTGTTTCAAGTCTTCAATTGTAATTTTACCAGGAATATTATTTACAATAGTACTATGTTGTCTAATGACGGTATGAATAAGCGTTGTAATAACATCATTTCCCATAGTAGAATGCCAAAAATTACGATAACTTTTAATAAATAATTTGGTTTTGTTATTAGAAATAGGAAGTGTGTTCATCATAATAATAATTTCTTTGTCTTTTATTCCAATTGTAGTAACGGTAGTATATGGATACAAATACTCGTGTGTAATAGTAATATTATTCACACCAAATACATATTTAGATATAGAATAGTCGTCACTTTCATAGCCATATTCTATTTTATAATGATCTAATCCGACGGAATATGGCTCAGAATCATATACAACTGTATTGCGAACATTTCCAAAGAAATCGGTAAATATAGAGTGGACGAGGTCTATCGAATTTATGATGACAGTTTCGTAATTACATAAGAATATCTCTTCTGCGTGGTTACAGCTATATATGCCATCTATCTGAACTGAATAAGGGATAGATACGCTAGAATTACAATACGGGTCTAGATTCATATAAACCCAATCATTCGCTTCTACAACCGTATAGTTATTGATGTTATATAGTCCAGAATCATATGATAAAATGTCACTCTGCTTGATGCATTCACCATCATTATTATAAATATTTTCATGGTTAGCACATTTAATATTATTCCCACAAACAGTTCCTTTCGAAAGTGACCCGCCACCATGACTACATGTATCAGATAGACCAACAAATTCATTAATGTCTTTTTTCCAAACAACAAATGATTGGTTCTCTATAGTTATTTTTTTGGATGTTCCAAATACAAAATCATTGCTTTTCCCAATAGTGTACCATTTTGAGTCACAAATAGTAGATGGTGTATCTAGGGTATTTATTTGTTTAGGGTATTGTACTAAGGATGATCCTGGGAAAATTTCACTATTTTTATAAACTCGTTCAATGAAATTCAATAAAGATTTTTTTTTAACATTATAAAGAGCTTTATTAAATCTGAAACAAGCCACGCTTGGCAATAATCCAAGAACGAATAGAAAAAAATAATTCATAATAATAAATAGACAAACTTTATCTTTAAATAATATATAATTTATAAAAAATGTCAAAGACTCAAAGTAACAAACATAATAAAAAAAATAACACACAAAAAAAAAGACGACAAGTTTTAAAAGGGGGTAGGAAAGATAGAAAATCATTACGAAACAAACAAAAGTCGTCTAGCAAGTATGCATTTATTATTGAATATTTTTTGGAAATGCTGAATATGGTAAAGCTATATCACTGGAAAACAACATCATACGCGCAACATAAAGCCACCGATCATTTATATGCTGAATTAAATGAGAATATAGATCAATTTGTAGAGGTATTGTTAGGAAAAGAAGAACGTCGCATTGAAATTGTAGGAAAAAAGATCAATTTAATTGATCCTGACAACAAAAAGGAATTTAAAGTTCATATACTTAAATTCCGTGAATTTTTGAACGATATGGATAAAGTTTTTAAGAAAAAGACAGATTCAGATATTCTAAGTATTCGTGATGATTTGCTTGTTGAGATAAACCAATTTATTTATCTACTTTCTCTTGATTAAACGCTCTTAGCATGCCATGTATTTTTGGACGATAATTTAACTCCTTAGGGAAATTACCGTTTTGTTCTCTATATAAAAGATTTTTCGGGTGAGTTTTTCTTTCTTGAGTATCTTTGTATATTTGAAATAATGATTTCCATTTACGTTGAATGAGTTTGATCCAGTGAGTTTTCAAAACAACATAATACGTATCGTTTTTTACATAGAGTTTCATAATCTCAATATTATCACTTATATTCGAAACTATGCTGTATTCTTTCAGATAATCAAGAATTTTATCATGTGAGTATTTCAAGAATAAATTATTGGAAGCGGATGTCATGAATAAGAAATTGCCAGATTGTTCGACATGTTTGTATAGACCAATGTAGTAATGCCCGTGATATTTATCATTTTCCATATGTTCTACGTCCTCGTTATAGAGTGTATCTGGTATATAACTATACACATTATTAAAGAATAAACTATCATCGTCACTATCGTTATCAGAAGCAATAATAGTAGAATCACTTGACGAAGTAGTGTCTGACAAATAGTCGTAATTGTTATCAAAGAAGTCCATTGTTATTTCATTTGTATTTATCCCTATAATAGTGAATAAATACGAATCAATTTTATAGATATAAACTCTGAGATGTAGTTACATATTTCAAGACCATTTTGTCAATCTGGTTCAATTTATGTAATAAATCGATCTTTCCAATGTCTTCACAAATGGTAGATAGTTCTTTTGATATGGTGACTATTTTTAACATTGCTTTATTGAAATCACCTGTAGAAATTTGTTTTTCAAGGAGACGGGTTTGAAGGAATATTCTACATTCTTCTTCGTTATTACATTCGCACCACTCCATTGAAAGATCTATAAGGTCATAATTCATTGGTTCATAGTAGTCAAATCCAGTATTAATTTGCTCGTAATTTTCAGCATCGGCATATTGATTAAATGAATCCTTCGCAGCATTAATATAACTATTCAAGTTATAATCATCAGTGTTTGCCGAAAAAGATTTATCATCATCAAGGACTTTAATGTCAGTGAAGCATGAAAATAAGCCAACAAGTTGTTTTGCTGAAAACTGGTAAAAGAAATTCCAATTATCGCACAAATCAGACATGACAAGTGGATGAACTTCTGCTATATTTGAGGCCATGTATCCCTTGTTTGTAAGGACAAACTCATCGTTATCTTTTTCTATAAAACTATTGCTCAACATAATATTGGTTACTTTTTCGGTGCCCGTTTGAATGAATGATTCGGCCGAATATAAGTCAGTTTTCAAACCATTTAATTCTTTATTCATAGTTTCGATTTCATTAATGCGTGGCAAGTCTTTGTGAAGGTCGCGATAATTATCTTCAATGCTTTTCAATTCTCTTTCAGCATCTTTCCTTTTTTTGTTTGTTAATTTTGGAAGTTGTGATTTAATATCAATATACATTTCACACACTTGTCTAGGACTTCTTGCTCTATCGGCATGGTCGGATTTCAATTTAATTTCACTAGCTAGTTTTTCAATGTCAGATTTATATAGATGAATTGTTCCAGTAATTTCAGTGTTTATCATGCTTCTTTCAGCAAATTGATGAAAATTATTTGTTTGTCCGTTTTTCAACAAGTTCAAAATTAGTCCATATGAGATATGGAATTTTGAAATGAGTTGTTGTGGTTTTCCATTCATAATCTTCTTGTACTCAGCAAGATAAGGAGGTGGAAATAGATTGTTACAATGAACTATGTGTCCTACCGTATCAATGCCTCTTCTGCCTGCTCTGCCTGCCATTTGAGTATATTCATGTGCGTGAAGTGAACGTTGTCCGTTTCCATCAAATTTAGTAAGGCCCGTAAAAATTGCTGTTTTGATAGGACAATCCAATCCAATCGCGAATGATTCAGTAGCAAAAAGGAGACGAATATGTTTTTTCGAGATCATTATTTCTACGATTTCTCTTAAAATGGGAATCATGCCAGAATGATGGATGCCTACTCCCTTTTCCAATAAAGAAACCAAATTAGTGTATTCAGGCAAATCCAAATACTCTTTATAATTAGGTAATCGCATGACAATTTGTTCGCACTCTTTACGAATAATATAAGGGGTCTTGCTATCTTCTTCCAAAATAGGCACAGTAATGTCGTTCGCACAAGATTCCACGTTTTTCCTTGAAAATACGAACGCGATCGCAGGAAGCATATCACGCTTATGTAAGAATCCTGCCAATTGGTTCAGTGTATGTTTACGGTTCATTCGAAGACGATTTTGTTTATACAATTCATTAATATCTACAATTGTTTTGTACCCTTTGTCGTGAAAATTACCTTTTTCATCTTGTAGCAATATGAGTTTGTTAGTATTTTGTTTAATTTCTTGCTGTGTATGTTTGTCTTTAATGTGTTTGAAAACACTTTCGTTTGTAGTAATGTAACCATAATGCGTCAATGGTACAACACGATGATGTGTGGATGCCAGATATACTTGTTTGTTATCAGAACCCTTTTCACACCATTTAGCAAAGCCTTTTGGATTATCAATAGTTGCAGACAACATAACCATCTGTATATGGGATGGAAGCATTAAAATAGTTTTTTCCCAAGTTTGTCCTCTGTCAGCATCATTTATATAATGAACTTCATCAAATACTACACAACCTAGTTCGTTTTGTATATCTATTTGGAAATGAAGGGTAGGTTTCATAGTATCTTCAGATGCGGTAGTGGTAGCAGTAAACAAATAATTCATTAAGATTTCAGTAGTCATAATCAGGACATCAGCTTCGGGGTTAGTTTTAATGTCTCCAGTAAAGAGACCGAATGATATATGAGGGTATTTCTGTGTAAACTCGTAATATTTTTGGTTTGAAAGAGCCTTGATGGGGCTTGTATAAATGACTTTTTTGCCTTGTTTTTTGAAATGATTAATGGCGAATTCTGCAGGAAGGGTTTTGCCAGAACCGGTGTGTGCTGTAATCAGTACATGTTGTTCTTTGATTATAGCTTCAATCGCATATTTTTGAAAGTCACTCAAAGGAAATGAATAAGATTCAAAATAGGATTGATACTTTGAATCAGATGGATAGGGTTGGTCGCATACAATCACCATATTTACATTATATATAGAGCAGAACGTTTATATTATTTTGAATAACTCATTAGTAATTATTCTGCTCGATGAACCGTTTGTTATAATTAACATTTGTTTCTTCTATGTCAGAATAACCGGGCAGCTGTCCGGCGAAAATATGGTTAAAATAATAAAATCTATGTTTGGTTTGAAGACGTTTCCAATATTGGTCTATTGAATAGGTAACAGGTGCTCCTCCTTTTTCAAGGCCGGCAATTGCTTTTTTGAGGTTCTCTATTAGGTTAGGTATAATTGATTTTTTAATTATATAACCAGTTGTGGTTTGGTTGTTATATATTCTTGAAAACCCGTTTGATAGTTCTTCACCTTTCATGGTAGTGCCTCTAGGCGTTAATGTAATAAGGTCCCAATCTTCATGGATATCTATTGAATCCACAAATTTTTTGAAATGTTCTTCATTCAAAATAGTTAAGTCATCTTCGCAGACTAAAAATACCTCGCCGTCTAATTCTAAACATTTGGATAAAACTTGTATGTGCGATTTGCCACAACCAATAGCACCATTTGATTCACATACAGCTGACATACGTTCAACATTTTCAAAGAAAGGATGCTTTCGTTTTAATTCTTCGAAATGGGTTTTTCTATCTTCTCTTGAATCTAGATTTATGTAGAAACCAGTTATTTTATTGGTGGGTGATGTCATTATATAGTAAGGTACACATTTTTTAATTTATTTTATATGTATAAATATATTAGGATGAATCGTTTTCTTTTGATAAACAATCGTCAATTTTTTGATGAAAATGGTGTTATTACTATTGAAACCCCTGATGATATACCTGACAAGAGTAGTATATTATTTATAGGTTCTCATACTGGTTCTATGGATAATCTTCATCACATAGAAAAATATTTTAGTGACATTGAAAAGAAACCTCATACATATATAATTATTGTAGGCAAAGGCGATGGACGATTGAAAAAAGATCTAAAAATACCGAACAATGTAAAATATATTTATGCTCCCAATACAGATTATAAACATGACAAAATAAAATTTCTACCTATGGGGTGTGATTTCAGGTCAATTGAATCGTTCTCAAAAGCAGACGAGCACGATAATCAGGAGATATTATGTTATTGTAATTTTTCAATAAATACTCATCCAAGTAGGAAAAGAATATATGACGGTATCAAACATAGACCTTGTATGACTATTGAAAATATGCAGACGTGGATGAATTATTCCATATCACGAGATGATTTTTTCACAAAACTAGGGCAGTCTAAGTTTGTATTGTGTCCTAGAGGGAATGGTTTGGATACATTCCGATTTTATGACAGTATTTATGCTGGTTCAATACCTATTCTAGTAAAAGAACAATATCATGACAATGATATATTCAAAGAAATTCCTATGTTGCTTTTAAAAGATGAAAAGGAATTCAAGAACTTAAATTGGGATTCTTTGACAAAACACTATGAAAAGTTGAAAAAACTAAGGAAAGACAAATACGATAGTTTCGATTTTAGCAAATTTATAAAGGGTCTACATTCAAAACTGTAATTTACAAAAATGTGTTTTGTGTTACAATAATATAAAATTTGTAAACTCATATAATATAAAAAAATGATTTACACTGATTATGTCTTGCTAATATTGAATTGTAAAGCATATAAATTCAAAGCTGAACTACAGAAAGAATTATGGTTGAATAAACTCCCAAAGAGCATACAATATTTTCATATTGTTGGAGACAAACAACAATGTGATGGCGATGAATATTATTTTGATTTTGACAATCATGTATTGTACGTTGCTACAGATGATGATTATATTTCTTTGCCCCATAAAATGATTACCGCGTTAAAGGCAGTGAATGAGACATTCGAATATAGATATATATTTAAAACAGATGACGACCAGATATTGCAGCAACCCAATTTCTTTAGCAGGATAAGCGGACAATTAATAGATAAACCGAATTGCCATTATGGTGGATTTTCAATAGAAATGAAAACGCAAATATGTGACTACAATAAGTTTCACTCCAGTTTGCCTGACAATTTAATATTGAGAGGCACCATATATTGTAATGGTCGTTTTTATTTATTGTCAAAAGAGGGTGTAGAAGATTTATTAAAAAAGAAAGATAAAATCAAAAAATTGTATATTGAAGATCATGGTATCGGATTACATTTAAATGAAGACTTGAAACAAGAGATACTTCATTTCGATAGCAAGACAGTATTCAAAGATATGATAGAAGAGCGTCAGGATATGTAATTTAATTTATCATAATAAAATAATATTATGAAAAAGTTTTGGATTTGTTCTTATGGTGGGTGCGGTTCTTGGATGATATGGCGTGCTTTAGAAAAATACGGAAAGGTAGTTCATTGTCATTATAGAAAACCATTAATGGAATTTCCAGAGGATAGTGATGATGAGAACATGGAAAATATAATAATTTATATTTATAGAGACCCAGCAAAGGCGATTTTGTCAAGATTCAGGAACCATCTTCATCTAAGGAATATAGAAGCTCCTGATGAAAATGTAACATTGCAGCAAGTATTAGAACAAAACAAAGATTTGTATGGAATAGAAGAGTTTTATAGAAATTACACAACGAAAGATGAAAATAGGAAACATAAAATAGTATGTGTAAAGTTTGAAGATGTATTCAAGAATCAAGAGAGATTGTCTGAATTATTGGACGTAGGGCCTTTGAACCTAGAAAACACAGAGCAGAAACGCGAAAAGGATAAATTGTATCCTTTTATTTATAATGTTTACAGAGAGTTAATAACTGAAATGAAAAATAATGATGGCATATTTATTGTTTAATAATAAACTTTTATTATTACAAACATAAATATAAGTTTTCAATAATAATAACAAAGAATATTGATGCTGGTTATAAATGAATGGTATGGTAGATTAGGCAATAATGTATTGCAAATAATCAGAGCAATACATTATGCTATTTTTAAACAACATAATATTATCAGGTTTAAACCACATCAATTATTAAAAACTACTGAAATAAAATTAGATATTGCAAATCAAAATGTATGTGGTGACATAATTACAAATAATTTTTTCAATTTAAAAACGCATAATATGATTGACCCAGAACCTTATGAAATGAAGCAATATTTTCAAAAATATGTGATAGACATTTTTGCTATTGAAATTAAGAAGTCCATAATAAATACGAATGCCATATTTATTCATTTCAGGGGAGGAGATATATTTTCAAATAGACCACATAGTTCTTATGTTCAGCCACCGCTATATTATTACAATAAAATAATAGAAAAATATGATAACGCGATACTGGTATGTGAAGACAAATCTAACCCCTGCATAAATGAATTATTAATACGTGATAATATTAAGCATGTTAGTAATTCATTAAAACAAGACCTAGAGCTGTTAACGAGTGTTACTAATCTAGCAATAGGTTTTGGAACTTTTGGATTTCTATTATATTTAATAAATGTTAATTTAAAAAATTTGTATATTCCAAAGTATTTTATAGATGAATTGCCAAAAGGAAACTGGGGAAATGATTTAAACGTTCATATAATAGAATTGCCTGGTTACATTAAAGTAGGTGAATGGAAAAATACAAAAGAACAACAAAAAGTTATGCTAGATTACTATGTTCGGTAAATATATCATTTTTTTGAAGTATGCTCGGAATTCTAGAATCCTTTAAATCTAACACGTCTATAGTGAAAGAACGTTTGGGGTCAAAAATATATTTTTTTTCATTTATAGCTTTTTCTAATATTTCTCGTTTGCCTAGATGATGATATTTTGTATGTGCACCACTGCGAATTTTTTTCAACATATCATCAATTGGCATAACCCAAGACATGTGGCAACCATATATATTGGATGATTTTTGATGACAATATCGCTGATATTTACATTGAATTCCTTTTATATTTTTATTTATATTTTTAACCATTTTATATTTATAAATAGCAGGAGCATCAAAAGCACAATCGCTCCATAAATAATTATGTTTGAAAAAAAACTGATTCAGTCTTATGCTAAGAGGTTTGTTTTTCGAATTTAATTCGTTTATCAAATTTACATAACTTTTTTTATATATAATTTCATCAATGTCAATGTCTATTATTATATCATCATCTCGCAAAACAATATCGGCATCATTGAACAACCAAGACCGTTGTATATTTTCGTTTATTTCGTGACATTTATGTTCGTCATCAACAGCATAATCTATATATTTTGTTAAATCTATTTTTTTATATAATAGTTTTGTTTTTAAATATTCTGGTATTAAATGTAATACTTTTTCAACTTCATACTCTTTTGATAATCCTGTATGGGTGAAATTATACTCGTATAATATGAGTTTATCAATATGACCGAAACCTTCATCTAAATTAGCAATAATAAAAGGCAATTCGTGCTTACTGTAACAATATGATTTCAAATATAACATTATATTATTAGTAAATGTTATATTTTGCATAATTAAACTATTTGTCTATATTCAAATTATTTATTATTATTTTACTAGATTCACCATATCTAGCACCAATTTCTATTACATTTACAGGATTTTTTGAAAAATTCTTTTTTAAATGGTTGATTATAGGATTTATAGACATGTAGTAGTAAACACTATTATATTTTTATATTATTGTTAACAATTTATTAAATTTTCTCTTTTTGTATTACTAATACACCACAATTTAATTGCTGGTTTTTTGTTTCTATATTTTCACTATTAATTCCTGATATCTTATTGCTAATGTCTTCTAATTTTATGTTGAAAAAATCTTCAACTTCATTCAATTGTATTGAGCCAACACCAGTAGTGTTATCAGAATTATAGTCAAATGTAATGATTAAATAACCACCTATTTTTACTTGTTCTAACAGATTTTTTATAATAGTTACGTGAGAATATTTAACTTCTTCTACAGTCGATACATTTAAAACAAAATCAAATTTTTCTTTTAAACTATCTTCGGGGTTTTTTGTAATATCGTATATAGTTGTATTTTTTAAGCTTGATTTTTTTATGTCACTATGCAATACATTTGTGTATATATCATCAAGATTATTTTTAAATGTTACGTGACATCCTTCAAATCCCCACGAAGTATTATGTATCATAGACTTTTCGTTAGCGTTTAATTGTTTCAACTTATTCAAAACGTAAGGATATTCGTATATAAATATATTGTATAAAAACATTATATAATATATTTATAAACGAATATTGCTTAGTTTATTTGATAGACAAAAAAATCAGCACCTGACATTTTTTGATATGGGTTTGGTTCATGACATAATAATTTCGCTTGTGGAAATTTAAAATCAATATAATCAGTAAATTTACGATGATATACATGCGAACCATTATAAGATTTTTTCATATTTGTTGAGTAGATAATTACAAATTTATTGCTAGAATTAAATAAATCATTCATATATTTTTCATATACATTGTCATCGACTAAATGATATATCACATCAAGTGACAATGCTACATCAAATTTAGATGATATTTTATAATATTCATCATAAGTGAGAAATTGTACATTTTTTAGATGACTATATTTTTGTTTACATATGGTTATTATATGTTCGCTTATATCAACTCCAGTATATTGTTGAACGTTGAAATGAGACATTTGGTTTCCATCACCTGAACCAAACTCTATAACATTTTTACAATTATTATCAATTGTGAATTTATTTATAAAATTTGCTTTGTATTCACATAAAACGCCATATGAACCTGCCCCTGAATTTCCATTCGATTTGTATCTATTTTCCCAAATTGTCTGTGTTTTACTCATTATAATATAAATATTTATATTTGTTTATACTAAATTTCCCAGTTGGCAATTATCTTTTCACAAACATTATTTCCATAAGGATTCTCTATTACATTGTCGATTTCTTCATCAAAAAAACACATATTTTCTGTAATTTGTGTATCAATTAACTTACCCAAACCACATTCAATCGTTTCTGGACGTTCTGTTGTATCTCTACAAACTAAAACTCGTTTATTCGCACATACAGCCTCTTCTTGTAATCCACCACTATCTGTTATAATTCCTTTACTATTAGAAATTAAATGAACCATACTTTCATAATCTTGAGGATCTAACAGTATAATATTCATATTATCCAATATATTTTTACTATCTGGCAATGATGGATGAGTAATATAGATAAATTTATATTTACTAGACAATGCGTTTAATTGATTCCATATAGAAGACATTTTAACTCCTCTATTTTCACGGCGATGAAGCGTTACTACAATATATTCTTTATTATTATCAATAATGTCCTGTATTTTATTAGATGGACTTGTAGTTTCAAATATATATTTATAAATATCAACAACCGTATTTCCAACTAAATGAACGCCATTTGTGATTTGTTCTTTTTGAAGATTTTCCAGAGATAATGTGGTTGGACATAAATGGATACTTGCTATTTGTGATATTAACCGTCTATTTATTTCCTCTGGGAATGGACTATATTTATCATTTGTTCGCAACCCCGCCTCTAAATGTATTACTGGAATCTGAAAATGAAACGCACTTAATGCCAGAGTGTATGCTGTAGTTGTATCTCCTTGAACAATGATATTTGAAAATGTATTTTCTTGAAATAATTTATTTGTTTGTAATAAAATTTTACTAGATAACTGATTTAGTGTTTGACCGTGCTCCATTATATTGGTAAAAGTAAAATCAGGTTTGTCTATATATTTGAAAAAATTCTGTATCATATCTTGATGTTGTCCTGAAAATAAAGTTTTAAAGGGTATTTTATTTTCAATAAACTTGTGAATTAATGGAATACATTTTATTAGCTCTGGACGAGTCCCAAAACATATTAGAAACATGTTATTTAATAAAATAACATATTTTTATACTAATTATGCGTTATTAATTTTAAATCATATTTTCTTAAAAAATGATCTTCTACCGACTTTCTAAAATCATTTGTAGTGGTTTTGTGTGATGCCACATTATCTGAAGCCAAACTGTTATTCGTTATGTCACATTCATCACATTGTTGAAGTTGTTTCCCAACAAATGAATTAACATTTCCTAATAATTTTGCACTATAACAAAAATGCATATCTTCACCTGTATCATATGTAAAAGGTTCTATACCAAACATATAATGAAGCCATTCTTTTTTGAAACACCATAAATGACCGACAAAATCTACTAATGTAGCATCTTGACGTTTTCCTACGTCCCTAGGTCTGCGTAATTTGTGTTGGTTATTATACCCAATTCTGCCATTGCCTCCTATAATCGCGTTTAAATTTACACATTGTTCTACATAATTTTGTATACAGTTAGTGCCAGGGATTATGTCATCATCAAATACCATACATATATCAACAGGAAAAGTAAAACAAGCCGCAAACCTACCAAAATATTTTGTATTATAATCACTTTTAATGTGAATAAAATTATACGTGGATTTTAAGTGACTAATGTCTATATGATTTTCATTTTGAAATACTACCACATAGTCCGGCTTTATAGTCTGATTATCAATTTGCTTTAATTGATTTTCTAAATGGGATCGTTTATATTGTGTTAATACTACTAATAATTTCATTTATTGTTGTTAATAAACTTATTCATTTATGTTTGTTTCTCATGAATTTGTTATTTTGCTACTATCCATTCTTTTTTTGGAAGATGCCAGAAAGGTTTGTAAAATACTATTCCATCACTTAACAGCCCCGCAACATAACTGAAACTACTAGGAGACATGACCAGTATTTCAGCAGCAACCAACGCAATAAAGCTATCTTCTATATTTTCATCAATATGCATAATAGTATCATTAGATTCGAATTCTTTAAAATTGTCTTTTTCTCCTTGAGAATATATGTGAAATAATAACTCTTTGTCTTTGAAAGAAGTTCTTATGTGTTTAATTATCGATAAATAAAAGTCATTTTTTGTAGTTGCTCTTGGGCCAGCAAGACCTTTGTCATGTGTATTTTCACGACGTATGTGTACCGCTATATTGATTTTTTTATTTTTGAAAAAATCCCTTTCTTTGTTTTGCCAAAAACATTTTTTTGTGAATTCAATATGTGGATTAGTTGAATATTCTACCATGTTTTTTTCAAATTCTTTTATAACCCACATATGATTCAATGTTTCAACGTCTTCCTCGTTTTGTAAATTTGTAACATTATTTTTTATATTCATGAGATTTTCCATTTTATCTAAGTAATTGCTATCATTGTCGTAATTATGTTCCATGCTGGTTAATGGACGATATACAAAATCCATATTTCTCATTTTGCATAAAACATATGTCTGGACGATTTTTTGATATTGTGAACCAAAACCGTCTATTAATTTGTTATTTGTATAAGTAGTCATTATACCATATATAATGACTATTTTTAAGTTATTTGTATTATTAGATTCAAACTAAAATTCATATAATATATGTTCTATAGTATTATTCCAACAGTTTTTACTATGGACGTTACGTTGGTACCAATTATAACATGATTGTGACATAGACATCCATTGTTCTTCTTTAATGGAATTAATTTTTTCCTTAAATTCGGCTGGGTTGCTCGCTTTAATATAATGAACGTTTTCGATAAGAGGATCCATATAAGATTCTATAGATACTTCTGGTGTTATTACAGGCACTGTTCCGAAAGCCATTAGTTCAACTTCTCTATGACATTTGGACCCATATCCACGGATACACAGTCCAAATTTAGTTTGTCTTAATTTTAGTAAATATTCTTCATGGGTAAATAAATAGTTTCGTCCGGATGTTAAATGGTATTCACTTAAAACTGGCTGCCAGTTGTGTGTATTTTTTCTATATTTTTCTTGAATAGCTGATTCGAAATTCCCGATAAATATAGAATCTATTGTGCGGTCATTGTAGTCTAAAATACCTTTTTCAGAAAGAGTTTTTTCTAATATAATAGGTGTTCTAGGCCAAAATATCCATGGTTTAATGTGTATGTTCGCATTGATGTTATGAATCTCTTTCCCTTCCACGTTCACATCCCCATTTCCTAACAATATCAATGACGAGTTAATCATTTCAGGTGTAAACCATTCTAATGTGGGTCTGTCATATGTAACAATATTAGGTGAAATCCAACATTGTATGCTTTCTGAATGTTGCTCTACTTCTAAATCGCGATTGTGTTGTTTCATCATTTCAGGTAGTTCTCTGTAACTGTCATTTTTGTGATTGCCTCTGCCAGGCATAGGTTGTTTTGGTAATCGCAACAACCATTTCTTGTTATAAACACGGTATATTATAGCCAATTCTTTGAAACGCCTTGCTCCACTTAACTTATTTATAATTGTCTTATTAAATGGCGCATATACATGATGATTAATGAAGTGTGTATGGACGAATTTTAGTGGTTTTCCTTGATAAAGAACCGTATTGTTTTCTACTGTAAAATCTTTGTCTATTTCAGTTTCTTTTTCTGTAGAACACATTCTAAATCTCCAACACTGCATATTGTAATTCTTTCCAAATTCAAAGTATTGGTATTTGTTTACTAGGTCTTCGATTGATGCTTGGTCGTAATACCGTGAAGTTTTTGTAAACTCAATCCAGTCTAACGGGACTTGCTTATTGTTCGTCCATAATACTCCACCATTATAATACCCTACAATCTTCCATTCTTTTTCATCTATGTAATGAGGAGAAACTCCTAACGATTTGCTTTTATCAATCCCATCTATCTTATCTGTAACTATAATATCGGTATCTAATAATAATACATCATTGAACTTTTCTAAAGCATATGATATAATTTTTGCTTTAGACATTTGAAAATCACTCCACGTGCCGTTTCGTTCCATTTGTATACGGTTCAAACCATTGTATTTATCTAGTTCTAAATGCCATACTATATTTAATTTTGGTGTTGGGGTAATAGTTTCAATGTATTGTTTCGTTAGAGTGTCTGAAATAATGAATATTGTATTATCTCTGTGATGTACGGACAATGATAATAATAACCCAACTAATTCATTGGCACAATTATGATTACACATAGTCGCAAAACATTCTGGCGTAGTCATTATAATCGTATTATGTTAATTGTTCTATATTTATTTATAAAAATAATTTAAACCTAATATCTTTATGCCTATAATGACAAAATTAGCTTTCATTACAGGCATTACCGGACAAGATGGTTCATATCTTGCTGAACTATTAATTGAAAAGGGGTATAAAGTATTTGGTATTGTTCGTCGTACATCACTGCTTTATTCTCATACAAGAATAGATCATATCAGGGAAGATATTCATCTTGAGTATGGCGACTTGAGCGATGGTTCATCGTTAACAAACTACATTACAAAGATAGTTCACGAACATCCAGAGTTTGAACGTTTTGAAATCTATAATTTGGCAGCGCAAAGTCACGTAAAAATATCTTTTGAAATACCTGAATATACTACACTCATTGATGGGGTTGGGACATTGAAATTATTAGAGGCAATCCGTACATTTCCTACAGAAATATTAAACAAGATTCGCTTCTATCAAGCAGGCACAAGCGAAATGTATGGCGCTGTACTTGAAACACCACAAAAAGAAACTACTC